TGTATCATAACCACCAACTTGATTTTTTAATTCTAAATATTTATTTTTATACTTTAAATATTTATCTGTATGAGACATATATATATTAAAAATAGAAATAATTTTATATTAAATTTTGTTATAATAATGCAATTATAAGATTTTAATACTATATATTATTTATGTATTAACTAAATTATATTTTGTATTTTTATCTTTTGAAATTATGACAAGATAATTTATATTTTTCTCTTTTTTAGTAGTTCATCATTAGTCTTCAATTAAATAATTTATACAATTTACCTAATTTATATAAATATTTTATTTCTATACTAACTAAATTACCTTAATATACTCGTAAGAAAGCCCATTATTTAGAATTTAGAATTCTTTAATGAGTAAAGCTGTAATTATTTTTTTGTCATTAAAACCGGTATTTAAAATACTCACCGCTCTAAATACTATGAATCTAATTTATATAGTATCTTATTCTGTACAACTAAATTATATTTTGCATCTTTATTTTTTAAAATTAAGACATTATATCTAGTCGGGTTTTTAAATTGAATCATTATAACGTCATCTTTTGATCCAATATTTTTAATAGAACTAAATAAAATGTTAATGGAGAATTTATCTTCAATCATTTTAGCATATTGTTTTATTTTTGTATCGATATCTTTATTTTTAGTAAACATATCAGGATTACCTATACTTTGTAGCAACGCAAAATATGTTATGTTATAATCTAAATAATTATTTAAAAATAATAAGATTGCTTTAAAAAAAGAATGTATTGAATCATTATATTGAATTATCTGCTCATTAACTAATTTATATTTATCCTTATCTTGTAAAATCACAACATCATATATATGATTAGCTCCTGTTATTATTTTCCATTTTTCTTTTTTTTCGACCGTTTTACGGCCTATTTTAGAAAAAATAGTATCTACGTATTTGGGTAAAAAAATTCGGAGCTTATAATAATCTGCGATTTTTTGAGCAACATTATTTATATCTGTTAAAAAGTTCTGAGTAAAATATGTTTGTTTTATACCTGCAATTTTTAACAATTGAAAATATTTTACTGTCTTTTCCAATATAGTATTTAAAAATAATAACATTGCTTTAAAAAAAGAGTGTAATAAACCATCAGGTAGGTTTAATGAATCTGTATCATAACCACCAACTTGATTTTTTAATTCTAAATATTTATTTTTATACTTTAAATATTTATCTGTATGAGACATATATATATTAAAAATAGAAATAATTTTATATTAAATTTTGTTATAATAAATAGAAGTTTAAAAAAACTTTAAAAAAATATTTATAAAATTATTTCTATTCTATTATATATATATGGACTCACAGAATAGAAATGAAAAAAAACATAGTTCTTCAATTAACGAGGAGGTACACAATCTTTTACGTAAAAAAGGTAAACTCAATCAAAGTGATTTTACAAGATTAAAAGATAAATACGATGATGATGAATTAGTAGATAATATTCAAAATATTTACTCTGAAAAATATTCTAATATTATTAAAAAAGCAAAAAAGTTTGCTGATATTATAAGAAAAAAATACGCTAATACACAAACACCTTTTCATATATTATTACAAAAGGCTATGAAATATAAAATTGCTTATAATTTATCGGATGATGAATTTGCTGAATTTCAAAGAATTTATGAAAAAGAATTAGTAGGTAATAACAGTACTGATTTTATACAACCACAAACAAACATTATGAAAGTGTTAGGTGGAATGAATTTAGATTATAATGGTTTTAAAAAGAAATTAAATGACGATGATTATAAATATTTACAAGAAATTGTGAAATTAAACGCAACAAATAAACATTTACACTCGCAGGTAATATTACAATCTATAAAATATACAGATTGTGCTTATGAAAGTTTAACTGGAACATATGACAGACACTTAAATCACGTAGGAGACCACGTACATCCAGTGATAGTGGCTCTTTTCTTTCCTAAAATTAATGTTGTAGATGAATTCTTTTTATGGTCAAACATTGCAGGTATTGTAAAAGCTAGATTTAATAATGATCGTTTACAGTCTAAAGCTGATTGGGAATTATTCCATGCTTTAGTTACCGACCCTAATGACATCGTTTGTGATAATAGATCACCTGTTCTTGATTTATTAAATAGAGCTCAATTACAATCTCAATTATGGAATAGTGTTTTACATTTAAGAAACGGACAATTTTATAATTCATCTTTTAAAGATTTTATAGCTTCTGTTGATTTATGTAAATTAAATAAACAAGACACACCTGACTTATTATATGGCAAATTTGATGGTATTATAATTAAAAGATTATTATCAGCTTTCTCTTTCAGACCTACTATTGTATCTACTACTCCAGTTTTACCTTTTGTTTCAATGAATCCTTATTTACTTAATAATAGACCTTCTGTATCTACGATACCTATGATTAATTTAAGATTACCTCCAATGGATAATGCATCAATTGATTTGGCAGACGCTGTTAATCATATACAATACTTTTTAGAAAATGGTCAAATTGTTCCCAAGAATACTTCTATTATTTGGTCTCGTGGAGTTTTAATTTTCTATGTTGATCGTAGATCTAATATAATTAATTTTAATGATCAAATATCAAGAATGAATATGAATATATTACCTTCTTCTCTTAGTGTTATTGGTGGTTTTGAGAGAATTAATGAAAGTGATGTTTTAGTACCAGAGCTTCTTCAAATTAGAACCGAAGGTTTTGCATTAAGATCTATTGTAATTGCTGAAACTAATAAAGATCAAAGCAACTTAATGGTAAGTTCGTCAACTATAATTAGAGATCCTCATTACAATGATCCTACTGCTTTAAATGCTAGTTATTATTGTTATGACCCATATGCACCAAATAAGGGTACCACTGTACAAAATCCTATAAATCAAATATTTCTAAATAATAGAAATTTATCGTTAAGTTTTAGTAGTTTAGCTAGAAAACGTGGTATGGTTTATATATATACAAATAAAATCCGTAATAATATAATGGATTAATATATTTTTATTTTATAATAATTTTAAATTATTATAAAATTAAGTTTATTATTTAAAATAATTTGCGGTTGAAGGTAATGTGCGATTTATTTTTTTAGTATTAATAGGCAATGGAGGTCCAACTGGTTGAGTTTTTATATCTTTTAAATATCCCATTTTTTGATCAACATTTGATATAACTGTAGGTAATATTTCATTAATTACATGATAATTTAAATCTTTAATTTGTTTATCAATATCATAAGGTAAATTTCTTGAATATTCAATAAAAACATATCTCATTACTACCAATAAATCAGCTTCTTTTTGAGGACAAATTAAAAATTGTTTATTAGTGCTACTATATACTGATAATATTAAATGTTTATTAATTAAATTAACATTTTCATGTGAAAAAAATGTTTTTTCTAATTCACCTACATTACATTCTGATATTTTTAATTCATTTTTTATTAATTGTTTTCTTAATAATTTACCATTAATATTATCTGAAAAATATGCTACTGGTATTTCTTCAAAATCAAAAGATGGAATACCTGAAATATTTTTAGTAGGTAATTTTTTTAAATTCATTTTCATCATTATAATAAAGTAGAAATTATTTAAGGAAATGTATTTGTATATGTTTCTATAATAGTTTTATCTTCTGGTAAAATATTTTCAGGATAAGAATATAAACAAGAAGGAAATACATCTATTTTTTGTATGTTATTCCCTTCTTTACATATAATTGTTTTTTTTAATGCCCTAGAATCGAAAGATCCTAAATAAATTACCCAATCATATTCATCATATCTTTTTTGTCTAACCATAATAGCATATGGGCGATACTCTGGTTTACTTAATAAATTTAAATTTTCTTTTTCTAATTTTGTTAATATTTTACCTACTTTATTATGTATAAAATTTAGAAAACATTTTTCAAAAATATTATTAAAATTAGGATATTCAAAAGTTATTTCATCTTTAATAAGATTAATTTTTTTGGTAACATCCTCATCTAACTTATTTGCATTATTGCTTTCAAATTTTGTTGGATCAAATAGATCTTTTAATATAGTTCGGAAGTCTATTGTTGACATTACGTTACCATTAAGAGTAAAATCATTACCATATATTTTATATTGTATTTCTTGTTTAGCTGCATTTGCTTCTGCTTGTGCATCTAGGTTTGCTTTTGCTAATAGTTGGGCTGTTGTTGATGCTACTGGTGATGATATTGATGTTGAAGTTGCTATTGCTGATGCAGTTGCTATTGCTGCTGCAGCTGCTGCTGCTGTTACTGATGCAGTTGTTGGTGTTGCTTTTGTTGGTGTTATTGGTTCTTTTATATCTGCATAATTAGAATCGATTACTAATATATAACCATAATTTGGAACATAATATTCAATATTATTTATTCTATAAACCCAACAACTATTACCTGTATTATCAGTTTGAACATCTTTTATAAATACATTATTTTCTAATGAAAAGTTATTAATATATATATTTTCTTGTGCCATAACGGCACATGCATAAACTAATTGAAATAAAATTGAATACCATACTTCCGGTTTATGATAACCAGTAGCTATCATTTTATTTATTGTACCATATACTTGATAAACTTTCGAATTCCATTTAATAATATTTGAATTTGGTGCCTCAGTAACTATAATTAAAATTTTGTCTGAATCTTTTGTAAAATCTATATTTTTAGTAGATATTATTTGTGAAGAAATATTTGTTTCATTTGATTCATTTATAGAATAAGAATTATTTACATCACGTAAAGGTATTTTTCTATTATTTTTAGTTGTATCTTTATTCTTTTTTGTATCATCTTCTTTAATTTGTTTTATTTCTATTTCTTGAATTATTTTATTTATTAATTTATTATTTTTTTCTTGTATTATGTAAGTATTATTATTGTGTTCTCTAATAATATCTAAATCTTGAAAATTAATTGATGATTTGTTATCAAATACATATAAAATATAATTTAAGAAGTTAGGTGAAATTTTTCGTTTAATTATTCTATTAACCCATTCGTAATATTTTAAATCTCTCCATACATCAAAATAATCATTATTTTTATATTTTAATGCTCCAATTGATAATTTATAAATTCTTAAATTAAAAGCCAATGAAGTTGATGTACTTTTTAATACATGTTCTTTTTTATTATATCTAATTGGATATGCAGAACGATATAGTAAAAAACCATAAGGAATTTTATCATAAGGATTTTTAATATTTGATACTAAACTATATGGATTTAAATCATAAATCTTCAACCAAGATAATAAACTTTTATCACCACCACCTTTTAAAGATATTTCTTCACCATCATATTTATCTAAAATACTATTTCTCATAAAATTTTTAATAGATTCACGTTCATTTAATTTAATAAACGAATAAGCTGTTTTATCACTAGGTAATACATCTTCATAAATTTTATTTATTAATGAATGATTTCCTAATGGATCACTTAATGAAATATTATATATTTTATGAATTGGAACTGGAGGAGGTGTAATATATTGAGGCATTGAACCAAATAGTGTATTATTATTATCATATAAAGGAATCATTCCAGAAGGAATATTTTGTCCATACAAATCAGAATCTATACTTTTCTTTGTTTTAAACTGTTCAACGTAAGGATCAACAGGTTTATTTTGAGAACTTTCTTTAGAAGGTTTATTTTGAGAACTTTCTTTAGAAGGTTTATTTTGAGAACTTTCTTTAGAAGGTTTAGTTTGAGAACTTTGATTAAAAGGATTGCTCTCAAAACTTTGATTAAAAGATTTATCTCCTTTTTGATAACCTTTGTCTCTTTCTTGTTTATCTTCTCTTTGATAACCTTTGTCTCTTTCTTGTTTATCTTCTCTTTGATAACTTTTTTCTCCTGGTGGTTTATATTCTCTTTGATAACTTTTTTCTCCTGGTGGTTTATATTCTCTTTGATAACTTTTTTCTCCTGGTGGTTTATATTCTCTTTGATAACTTTTTTCTCCTGGTGGTTTATATTCTCTTTGATAACTTTTTTCTCCTGATGGTTTAAAAGGAATTTCATCTCTTGGTTTAAAAGGAATTTCTTCTCTTGGTTTAAAAGGAATTTCTTCTCTTGGTTTAAAAATAGTTTCTTCTCTTGGTTTAAAAGGGATATCATCTCTTGGTTTAAAAAAAGGGGTTTCGTATTTTCTTGACGGATTATATTCTTTAGGTTTAAAAGGTTTTTTTACTTCTTGTTTATCTTCTTCTTTATCTTCTTCTTTATCTTCTTCATCTCCTTCTTTTGAAATATTTTTTTTAGATTTAGTGTCATTGTCAGATTTAGATTTAGGTTCTAATTCTTTTATATTTTCAGCTTCTATTTTTTTTTCTTCATTTGTTTGTATAGTTGTTGATTTTACATTATAACCATCTTCAAAGAACATACCTCCTTTTATTTTTCTAAAATCATAAGAATTTAAATTTTTATTAAATATTTTTAAATTAATATCTTTTCTAATATATCTTTTTCGTTCATCTAATTCGGAATTTATTTTTTTTTTATGCATATTCGTATAATATGTATTACCCGAGAGTTTTTCTTCAGAATGTTCTTTTTTAATATTTTTATATTCATTAAAATATGGATCATTTAATAAATCAAGGGGTTTATGAAGTACAATATTTGTATCTAAATAATATGATCCTTTTTTTAATCCTCTATATTCGTTAGGTATTACTTTATTTAAAAACTTTTTGGTTTCTAATTCACATTCAAAATTATTTTCTTTTTTTAATGATATTTTATAATTACCTGTAATTATCGAATTTAAAAAAGTATGTAAATCAAAATAATCATTTACTTCATTAATATAAGGAATATCAGTATCTCTTTGATTTGTTATTCCGTAATATTTAGGTATAACTGATTTTTCAAAATTAGTTATTTTAATATCAAAACCAATATTAGGTATAAACCATTTATTATTTTCATATTCATAAATATTATCTGATAAATTTTCTTTTTTTAAATAAATTAATATATTTTCTGGTATTAAATTATTATGTCTAAATCCTGGAAATTCTTTTTGAATTATTGCTAAAGTATGTATAATTTGAAATAAAAGAGATTTATATGAACATATATGATCTAATAAATAATTGTCTAATGATATTGATTTAAAAAAATGTTCTCTGATTCTTATAGAAAATATATCTTTAATTTCATTAAAATCTATTTTTTCTTTTAATAAATCATATATTCCAACTTTCTTAATTAAATTTTCTATTTTAATAAATGGGACATCTAAATTCACTATTGGAAGTAAAATATGTTTTGTTTTTCTATTTATTACTAATTGACTTAATAAATATGAAAATAATGAATCATTATTAGAAAAATTATTTAATTCATTAATATCACCAGTATATGTATAAGTTCCTATTTTAACAGTTACAGGAAATGAATCTGAATATCTAGTAAAATTTATTAATAAATCTTTTTTATTATAATTTAAGTAAGTAAATTTCCCTTTTTTTATTAATTCATCAATACACTCATTAGTCTCTGTTTCATCTGTTAATTTTATATTATCTAATTTAATTTTTCCTAAAGTTATTTTATCAATACTAAATCTATTTATATTATTTGAATTATATAAAAAATTATAAAGTAAATTAATTTTTCTTTCCATTAATTTACTTTATAATTTTTTTATTATATTTCTAATATATCTAAATTATATTGATAATCATTACCTTTAAAATAATTTGAAAATAAATATATTAGTCTTATCAGATAAGCTTCAAAACATTCTATATGTCTGGTACCTTGTGACTTTCTTAATTCAAATATTGATGTAATTTCAATAATATGAGATTTTATATTAATATCATCAAAACATAAAATTAATTTTCTCATTATTTCACTTATTATTTCATTAGTTTGAATATTAGTTATGGATAATTTATAAAATAATTCCCTACATTTTTTTAATACATTATAAATATTTTTTGAATTATAATTTTTTTTGTTTATAATCATTTGAATTATTTCATTAATTATTTTATCTTTTGAATTAATAAAGTTATAACCATTTTTTTTAAATTCTAGTAACCAAATTGCATTATTAATTTTTTGATTACAATTTTTTAAAATATAATTTATATCATTATATGATAAAAATATTTTTTCCATGTTTGAAATATGTAATAATGTATTTATTATTTGAATATTAGTTGGTAGAGGAACACGTATTTCGATACAACGAGAACGTAATGGTTCTATCATTTTAGATAATTGATCACAAATAAAAATAAATTTACAAGTATCAGCATAATTTTCCATTGTTCTTCTTAATGACGCTTGTGCAGTATTTGATAAATTATCTATTTTATTAATTACAACTATTTTAAATAATCTTTTATATTTAAGAATATTTAATAGTTCTGTTTTTGCATAGTTTTGAATAATTTCTTGAATTAAATATTTATCAAAACCGTTTGAATTGGGTTCAATAACTATATGAAATTTAGATTGTTTAATATTTACTTTTGTTTTTGAATTACCATATCCATTAATTATATATTCAACATCATTTAATTGAATATTATTTTTACCATAAATTTTTTCTAATAAATTATTAACTAAAAAATCTTTACTAGAACCTGGTTTTCCATATACAACTAAATGTTGAAAATTAGCATATTTCCATATACCAGATTGTAAATTAGATATTATTTGTTGAAATTTATTTTCTTGTTTTTTTATATCATAATTATCTGAATAAATATATGAATAAGTATCAAAACTATCTAATATTTTTTCTATGATCGAATAATGCCAAAAATGTTGATTAGAATCATTAAAATATTTATCTACTAAAAACATTAATAGATAAGTATAAGTTTTCTTTAAATATTCTTATTTTAAAAATGCGTTATATATATATATATATATATCTATAATAATAATATTAAAATGATAATTAACGAATTATTATCTACGATATATTCTAATATTTCACCATATTCATCATGTGAAGAAAAATACATTGATAATGGATATCCTCATACAAATATTTTATGTGATTTATTACAAATATTATTTACAAATATTGAACCAATATATATTGTAGAGTGTGGTAGTATGTTAGGTGGTTCTGCAATTAAAATGGCTAAAACATTAAAAAATAATGATAAATCAACAGAAATAATATGTATTGATCCATTTACAGGAGATGTTAATATGTGGGATTGGGAGAAAAATGGAGGAGTTGGTAACGGTGGTTGGAGATTTTTAAGATTAGAAAATGGAATACCTACAATTTATAAACGATTTTTAGCAAATTGTAAATATAGTGGATTTGAAAATAAAATTTTACCTATAAATGCAACAACAAGTGTAGGAATAAAATTATTACAAAGATTATTTATTCAAAATAGAATTACTTCATTACCTAATTATATATATTTAGATTCAGCACATGAAAAAGATGAAACATTTATTGAATTATCTTTGTGTTGGAATTGTTTAATTAATAATAGTATATTATTTGGTGATGATTGGAATTGGTTAGCTGTAAGAGAAGATGTAATTAAATTTTCAAATGTAATAAAAAAGACAACTAATTATGAAAGTTTAAATAAAATTCATAAACTAATAAATGGTTCATACATTTTTAATGATAATATTTTATTATATAACGGACAATGGATTTTATTTAAAATATAATCTATAATATATATGAATATTAATAATTTACGCAAATATAGAATAATAATAAAACCGCCTTTTTTTAATTCTATAGGAAATGGTATAGCACTATTTGATTTAATTTTAACTTTTTTAATACCATATTTAATTGAACCATATATTTTATCTATATTAAAAATATCTAGATTAGCTTATTATCTTTCATTACTACCATTAGGTATTATTCTACATATACTATTTAAACAAGATACATTTTTAAATAAAAAACTATTTACCAATACTATAAATATTTATAAAATTGTAATAATTATTAATATATTTATGTTATATAAAGAACTTAATAAAATTATATAAAAATATTGAAATTAAATTATTTTTTAATTTAATTTATAATATATAATGAAATCAAATGAATGTATTAAAGAATTATATACAAAAGTTAATTCTCTATTAGGAGAAATAGATAAAGAAGTATTGGATGCAACTACAAAACAAAAAAAAGAAAATAATACCTTATTAATTAATGAAAAAATAAAATTATTAAAAGACATATGTGATGGTGAAAAGTTAAATTTTGATGAATTAAAACACAAATATCTAAATGAAAAAGAAAAAAAAAATATTAAAGAAAAAGTAGATACAATTAAAGTATCTACTGAAAGTTTATTAGATACCTTTAAAATTAATGGTGAACTTTATTTTTATGAAAATAAAGAAAAGGGTATAATTTATGATAAAAAAACTAATAAATCAGTTGGTATAATTAAAAATGGTGAACCTATTTTTGAATAATTATTTCTAAAAGTCTTAATATTAATTTTTTATTCCATAATTTATATTTTTGTTGAAATTTTAAAATAGTTTTATTATTATATTTTTGTTTTATAAATAAATTAATAAATTCATTTAAATCACTATAACCTCCTAATAATAATTTGGTTCCATCTTTCACAAGATAAATTTGTGGAAAAGTATTAATTTCTTTAGTTTTATATTTTTTTTTATTTAAATCGGTTACTTTTAATTGTTTATATTTTATGTTTAAAGAGTCAAGTAACTCAATCGCATATGCAGAATAAAGACACTCTTTTAATGTTATAATATATAAATAATACATTAATTTATTTTAGAGAATAAAATCTAATATTTGAATAATATGACCGGAGGTGGATTAATACAATTATTAACGGTAGGAGTAGAAGATGCTCCTCTTATATTAAATCCAGAAATAACATTTTTTAAAACTATTTATAGAAAACATACAAATTTTTCAATGGAACAAATAGTAAAAAACATAGGTACAAAAAAATTTGATTGTTTTCATCAATTCAAAATAGAGAAAGTAACTGATTTATTATCAGGATTACATTTTATTATTGATATACCATATTTTGATGTTTTAAAAACGGTTACTACTAAAATAATTAATCCGGATAATATAATTAAGATTAATGAGCTTAGTATTATGTATAGTAATATTAAAACATATTTATTTTTTGAATCAATATCTGATAAATATTATTTAATACCAGAAAGTTTTTTTAATTTATCTGAAATTGATAATTTTACTAATAGTGTTGAATTATCTAAATTAAAAAATAATTTATTAAAAGATTTATATATCGTAAATAATGATATTATTCATAATATTTCATTATATGGATCTAAAGTTGAAATTTTACAATTAAAAAATTCAACATTAAATCAAATATTACCTGTTATTAGATTAAATTTTGACCATTGGAGTGAATTTTGGCTTAAAATAATTAATAAAAAAGAAAATTTTAACTATTTTACTCGTTTACTTTCACAATTATCTGTAATAGATGATTCAATTAAAAGATTAAATTTGATTATTTTTGACAATTTTAATAATTATAATATTTTTTACGATAATAAAGAATATCTTAATTTTTCAGATGAAATAAAAAATTATAATTTATTAGAAAATATTGTATTAGAAAATCCAATATTTGATTCTGATTATGCTGTAAATTATGCAATTAAAAATAATTTAGATATAGAAAAATATAAATTAGAAACTATTAAATTTAATTCATTATTTTTTTTATTTTTATTACAAACTCTTTATCCAGATTTTACAACAAATATTAAATCTTTTACTTTTTGGAAAAAATATAATTTATTTAAAGATAATAGTGTAAATAATGAATTACCAATAACATCAAATAATTATTTTTTAGAATGGTTTAGTAGATTTGATTTTTATAAAGAAACCTCATATGGTGTCGAATATGAAAAATTAAATATAGAGATTTATAGTATTTTTTTAAAAAAATATAACGAATGCGAATCAAATATTAATTTATTATTTAATACAATAGATATAAAAGAAAAAGAAAAATTGTGGTGTATTTTATATACAATATATTTACGTTTTAATAATAAAGATACAAAAACACCATTAAATACAATTTGTTTTGATGATTATTTTAGTGTAAATCCATATAGTGAATACGATTCTGGTGTGTTAACTATAGAAAACCAAATAAATGAAAATCTTCAATCATATAGTACTTTAATAAATGAAAATTTAGTAAAAGATGATAATTTAAGTATTTTTGACACATATAATTATATACAACCTGTTGATTTAGCATTACTATATGTATATTTATGTTATAATTATATTGATTTAATTATTAAAGATGAAATATTTAATGATAGACATTTTTTAGTTTTATGGCGAAATAAAATTAATATTGCGTATTTTTTTAGAACTGCTGATATATTAGATAATTATGATTCAAATAATAAAAAAAAAAATAATTCTTTAAAAAATGTATTTAATTCATTACATGATTATAACGAAACTAAATCATTAACTTTTTATCATAATATTGATTTAACACGTGAAATTAATTTAGACATAATAAGAGATGAATTAATAAAAACAATTTATAGTGAATCTTTTTTTGGAACTGTTGATATTGAAACTAATAATTTAGATGTTAATAATATTACTATTTCACATTATGAAAAAAATTCTAGTGATTATGCAATTAAAAATCAAACTATTGAAATATCTGAAGATTTAACTGTGAATTTTATAATTGAAAATACAAAAATTATTATTAAAAATTGGAATAGAAATATGTTTAATCAATTATTTATTAAAAATAATGGTTATTATGTGGAAATGATCGATTTTGAAATAACAGATAATACAATTATCATAACAAATCAAAATTTAAATTTAAGTAATCTTTATACAATTGATATTAGAACTATAAATAAATTAAAAATACCTATTGTAGATATTAAAGATACAAATAATATTTCATTATGTAATAAACGAGTTATTAGTAATAGAATAGAATTATATAAAAATGAATATGATAATAATTTTTATAAATCAATTAATAATATTAATAATAAACAAATTTTATGTGATATAAGCTATAACGAAAATTATTTTTATCAACTTGATATTAAATATATAGATAATTCTATTGAAAGAATAAATGTAGATTTTTCTAATAATTATTTTGTTTCAGAATTAGACTTAAAATTTAATAAAATTAAAAATATTTATTTAGATTGTATTGACTTAAAATTATTAAAAATATTTGATACCACTGAAATAAATTTTGACCCACTAAATAATTATAGTTCTTTTAAATTTGATAGTCCAAAACTTGATTTATCTAGTTCTGATAATTTATGGTTAATAGCAACACATTTTAATAATAAAAAAATACCTAAAGAAATTTTTATTTCTGTTAAAATGTCTGAATCTAAGACAATATTTAGAATAGATGGTACTATAAATCCATTATCTTATAGTTATTCATTATTTAAAGTACATTCAGATATTTTATTATCTATACCTAATTTATTTTCTGTTTTACATCATCCTAATAATTATTCTTCACAGACAAGTAGCTATAATTATAAATATTCTATTAATCAAAGCTTTTATCAATTACCAATGATTTTTAAGATTATAACAGCACCAACAGATACAACCGACGACTATAATAATATACCTCTATATATATTTTATAATATAAATATGTCAGAAAATGCAACTATAAAATTAAATAATAAGAATGTAATTAAAATATGTCCAATTAATTCAAATCAATTTTATAGACACACTAATAAAAATATACCAGTAATATTTGAATATAAAAATTTAAATAAATATCTAACAAAATCAGAATTAGTTAATTTATTAATTGACAAATTTGATAAAACATTTATATATAATTCATTATATGGAAATATTATAAAAGTATTAGAACAATCAAATAAATTATATAAAAATTTAATAGCAGACTCAATTGAATTATTAAAAAAATTAGGAAAATCAATAGAACATGTAATAGATACATCAAAAATTATAAATGAAATAAATTTATTAAATTATAGTAATCGAGATTTTGATATATATTCTGTTTTAGCACCTAAATACTATAATACTGATTCAATGTTATTAGGAATGAACACTATTGCTATTACAAATCAATGGTTTATTTTTAAACAAATTAAAGATATTTATAAACCATCAAATAAAATTTCAACTAAATTATCGGATTATCTTAAAAATGTTTCTAATACAATATTAAAACATATAGAATATTTAGAAGATAATAATGAAATAATAAAAATATTTAATAGAAATCAATATCAAGAAAAATATGATTATTTTCATATATTACAAAATAGTATACAAACTAATTATTTAACAATTGATAATTATACTATTGAAACTTTATATGATATGGGTAATAATTATTTAAGTGAAAATACTGAAATTTATTTTAACAATATATTACTTGATATATCATCAAATAATGTTGTAACAGATATTAGTAATAATTTATTTGAAATTACTGATAACGACTCATTCTTAACAGAAAAATTTATTGAAAATAAAGATAGTTATTCAAATGAAAAATTTAATTATTTAGGAGCAGTACAATTTAAAAATGGAAACTTTAATTTTAATAATAATATTACAAATATTCAATATATACTTACAGATGATTTAGAAATTATTGATTTATCAAGTGTTACTGTAAGTAATTTAAAAACTTATTATAACAGTTATCAAATAAATATAAATGAAAATAATATCAATGGTAATTTTACTACTACTAAATATATTTATGAATTAGAAATACCATCATATTCTGTATCAACTTTATTAAATCAAGGAATTTTAATTTCTGGTAATTATTATGATTTTTTTAAAAATAACAATTATATTTTAATTGGTGAAAAAGAATTAGTTTTATCACCTTATGCAATTATAGGTGACTCATTAGGAAGTATGAGTTCATTTATTCCTACATCAACAATTAATATTCTAAATATTAAAATTGTAAATAATTTTAAATCAAATATAATAATATCAGGTAATCATACTAATAAATTAATTAAAATAAATACTACTCAATATAAATTAATAGATAGTATTACCAATAATATTGATACATATTATTCAATTGAATCAACAACTGATATAACATTATATAATTTTTCTAAAATTCAACTATTACCACCTTTTAATTTTATTAATAATAAAATTTCTTATAATAATGATAATAAAGATTTTATAATTGACAATTTTAATAATGATTATTGGTATAAATTAGATACAAGTATAATACAAGGAGCTAAATTAAAAAATTTAAATATTTCTGGAAATTATAATTTATATTTATATCCTAATAAATTTTTAAAATTAGTTAACTTTTTTCCTGTATCTGAATCATCTACTCGTGTAACTGGTACAATATTAAATGGTATATTAGTTTTAAGTAATCCATATATCGTTCCAAATTATTCTTATATATCTATTAAAAATTATGTATATTTTATAAAACAAGTATCTGAGAGTTATCCATTAGATGATTATTTAGTGGAAGATATCAATACTCCAGAAAATGTTTATTTACTTGATAATTCAAATTTTATAAATTGTAATTCACAATATATTTCAATTATTAGTAACTCGTTAACTGAAACAATTTTACCAAGTAGAACATATGTATACAATGATATAATAATAGATGATGGTTTATCTAAAATAGTATCAAACTATTTATATGATTTTAAAGATGATTTAAAATTAGAAACAGAATTAGATTTATATGTTAATTTTTCTTCTACCCAGTATAATTTTAGTAGACCAATAAATTTTACATCAAATACTAATGTATTTTGTGTTGAATTAAAGAAAAACTTATTAAATTATGGAAATTTTTTATGTTATAAACAAAGTGATTTAGTAAATAATCAAATATCTGGCACAATTACAGATACAGATAATAGTATTATTAATGGTTTAGTTAGTATAGATGATAATTTGATTATTTCAGAGGACTCATTTACGTTAACTAGTAAAGAAGGAATACAAAAATATAAATTATATGATAGTAATAATAATTATACATATATATGGACTTTATTACTAGATACACAATTTGATATTGAACTTTCAACAAACATTCGAGATCCGATTATTATTAATAGTAATTCCACATTAATAGTAGATTTATTAAATTATACTGTAAGCACTAATAATAATAAATTATTAAGTGAATCTAATAAAAAATTATATTTTAATAATTATTTTACAAATATTACTAAAAAACAAATGTACTATTCGTCATTTATTATTGGAGAATATAAATTAGAAAAACTTGAAAATAATTATAATAGTTCTGATATAATTTATTGTAATTTAGATGATCTTGGAATTATTCAAGAAACGGATATAAACGGTAATCAATTATCAATAGAAAATTTTGATATTTATAAATATATAATATTACTTGATACTAGTTCAAATTATAAATATTATAATGTTTTATCATCTGATAAATCTTTTAATAAAATAATAGTTGATGATGAAATTGAAAAAAAAATATATAATGCTTATGGATTTAAACGTAATTTAATTTTTATAAAAAACAAAAGTTCTATTTGGAAATCATTAACAAATTATTATTTAAATACTAATAAAAATTGTTTATTTATTGACGATATTATAATGTTAAATAATAATATTTTTAAAGTAATAGGATTAAATTCTTTTAAAAATTTATATGAAATAGAATTAATTAGAAAATATAATGATTTAAAATTATTTAGTGATGGATATTATCTTTTATATAGTAGAAATATAGTTCCTAATATTCCTAAATTTGAACCTATTGTAGAATTTACTATTGATGATACAAATAATTTAAAATATAAATTTATTATTAAAAAAACCGAAAGTTTAGAAATGAACCAAGGTGAATCAAAAAATTTTTGTATTAAAGAAGGCAATAATATAATTTTATATTATAAAAATGGTGTATTATATAATCCATTTAATTATTTTTTAAATAATGGCGATTATTTAATATATGATCCTGATAATGATAATTATAAGTTTAAAATTAGTTTTATTTTTAATAATGTAATTAGATTAGAAGAATACTTTAGTCAAAGTTTTAGTAATAATAGTGAAAACTATTATACTTTTTATTATCCTTATCAACCTTGTACTATGGAAAATTTAATTTTTAATAGTGAAGGTAAATTATTAAATTATTATAATAAAAACATAAATTATTATTTTGAATATGATAATCAATTTATTAAACAATTTGAAACAGAATTACTATTTGATTCTTCATTATATACACGAGTTATAAAATTTCCTAAAAATCAATTTTATTTTGAAAATAAAAAAAATAATTATTTAGAAGGTAAATTACTTAAAATTAATGATACTCGTTTTAATGAAATTGAAATTACCGAAAATTTATCGGGTTATAATTTTTTTTATAATCAACCAATTTTAATTAATAATACAATTAAATTAATTAAATTAAGATTAGAAATTAATAATTTTTTAGTTACTAATGATTTTTTATCAAAAGATTTGGATTTAGAAACCACTAATGATCAGAATCTTAAAATATATTTAGGAAAAAAAAATATACAAAATATATATTCAAATTATTTATTAGATAAAGTTAATTATTTAAAACCAAAAGTAAATTTAGGATTATATCATTATTATCACATCATTTTTGAGAATACAAATACTGAAACAATTAATTATAGAAAATCCAATATATTAGATGAGACACTAAATTCGACTAATATAGATTCAGACTTAAAAGCTGATATACATACTTTAATATTTGAAGATAATGTTTTACTTAATACTAAAAGTTGTAAATATGATAATATTTCATCTAATCCTATATATGATAGTTCATTTAATTATTTAAATTATAATAATAGTTATTATATTTTATTAGAAAAAACAGAAACTAATCAATATGTATCTCATTTATGCCAAATTAAGTTTCAAAATAAATTAAAAATATTTACTCCTGTAGAAAATTATAAATCTACATTTTATTTAAATAAAATTTATCCAATTAAATTAAATATTGATAATACATTTGAATATTTAGATTTAGTAATATATAAACAGACTATTTTAAATAAAAAACCAGCTAATGAAATTCATATATTTAAAAAATTTAATATATCAGTAAATGGAATAATTGAATCACTTAGTAATGGTGACTTTAAAGTAGAAGTAAATATTGGTGATTTATCAAATTATATTAATAATTCCAAAATTTATACTAATAATAAAATATTATGTAAGATTATACAAGATGAAACAAATTCTTTATATTATTTAGAAACATCTAATTATCCTGAAGATTTTACATATTTATATATTAAAGAAATTAATTATATAAAAAATTTAATAAAACAAGATTTTACATATTTAGATGAAGTATATAATAAATTAGATTCGCGTAGAATAATAGAAAAAAATTATTATGATGAATCAATTAAATTATTTGTATATTTAAAGACTATATTAAAAACAAAATTTTATTATTTATATGTTATAGATAATCCGAAATATCATCAATTTGATTTAATTGAAAATTCTTTTTATAATTTTAATGATAATTTTTCTATAAATAATTTAAATAATAATATAATTAAAATAGAAAAAAGAGAGATTCAACTTGATGAAAATAGATATTTTATTACAAGTGCAAATGAAATAACTAATGATGAAACATATATTTATTTAAATAATATAAAAACAAATATTTTTGATGAATCTACTTTACAATGTGATATTGATAGTATTTTTGAAATTTTATTTTTTGAAACCGATTTTTATCATTCTATTTTATTTAATAGATTAAAGCCTTGGAACTCTTGGTCAATAATAACATGTCAGATATCTGAAATTAATAATTATTTAATTAATGGACCTTTAATTTATGATAAAACGGATGGGTTAAGACCACATGATGTACCGAATGAACTTGTATATTTTACAAATAATGAATTTTCTGATTTATTAAACTCGTTATCATCTACAGCTTTTAATATAGAGAAATATAATAAAATAAAAATTTATCAAGACAAAATATATACCTATTTAAATTCATTTTTTAAATATTATGAATTTTGGAAAGATCCAAAAACATACATAAATAATTTTGCTATTGATATTAATTCTCAAATTACATTTAATGGATTACATTTAGAATTAAATGGTGAAGAAATAGATGATAATATAATTATAAATAATCAATTTGTTATATCATATAATACAGAACATACAATTTATTATATTACCAGAAATAAAAGTGACATACAAAAGGAAATAAATAATTTTATTAATAATATAAAAAATGAGCCACCAAATTTATATGGAGTTAATATTTTAGATGTATTAAAAGAATTAGTAAAGATATCTAATAATTTAATTAATGTTAAAAATATAATAAAAAATACTTCTTTTGAAACAAAAAATTTTACAGATTTACTATTAAATGTTCTAAAAAATGAATTATATGGAAAAACATCTAATTTAGATATTGATTTAACTGAATTAAAAAAATCATTTGTTGTAGAAAATTTTCAATTAAATGATAATGATGTCAAAGATAATATTATTACATTTGATACATCTTATAATTTTGTAAATTATGTTTTAGAATATCCAACAGATACTTTTAAAATTATGAATATGGTAAATATACCATATAATATTAATTATTCCATTGACACTCAATCTGGTTTATATTTATATAAAATTACTTTATTAGATGAAAAATATGAATCATATATTATATATAAATTAGATTTTTTAAGTGGACTAAATACATTAATTGAACCAATAACAATAAATAATCCTTTAGTTTTTAATAATCAAATTAATTTTTATTACAAAGAAAACTTTGATATTAATATTGATTATGTAATTTCATCATTTAAAACTTATGATGTTTCTAATGAATTTTTAGGTTATTTATATGAAGTTAATATTCCATTAATTAATTTTAATGATTTTACATTAATTAAATATAAACAAACAGAACTTAGTGCATATGATAATTATTTAGTATCACCTATATATTTAGAATCTTTTTCATCTTATATTCAAGCAGAAACACCTATTGGTATAGATAAATATGAAATATTAAATGAAATAGTAAATAAAAAAACAATAATTACTTTAATAAAATTAAATATTTCTATTAATACTACATCATCTCAATATAGTGTTTATTATTACGATGATTCTAAATATTATAAAATAGAAAATATATCAGGAAATATTATAACAATTAATGAGATAATTAATAAATTTACTAATCCAAAAATAGTTGTAACTATTAAATCACCAACTACATCTAATTCTTCATTTAATAACACTAAACTATATCGTTTAACGTTAGATGAACCATTAATTAGTTATGTTGATTATATTAATTTTAAAAATGTACCAAATAACTTTTTAATTAATGATGAAATAAAAGTAATTGATATGAAATTTATTACTGATAGTATTGTTGATGTTCAAGTTGAATCTAATTTAAGTGAAACATATAAAATAAATAATTTAGTTCATTATGCAAAAATTGGTGAATATCCACCTGAACCAATTAACCAAATAAATCTAGAACGTTTATATTTATATAGATTTAATAATTTTGTTCCATTTAATGATATTTCAAGTTGTTTTATTGTACATGATTTAAGTTATAATAAAAATGTTAATAGTACAGTATATATTAATAATTTTATTAGAAATATAGGCTCGGCTAATTATAATTTATCAACTGATGTAATACAAGATTTATCTGGTATTAAATTTATAACAAATAAATTTTTAAAAGATGAAGAAATGCAATATAATGTATTTGGTGGTGTAATTAATACGTTTAATATATCTGATTATATATATGATTCAATTAATAAAACAATAACATTTACAATTCCACAAAAATTAATTATGGATTCTAATTATTATTATATTTTAAATAATACTTATTTGGAAATTTCAAATATATCAATTAATCAAAATAATTTAATAATTAATTGGATTAATGGTGTAATTTCTGGAATTATTGTATTTAAACAAGTTATTATAGAAAAAGAAATTATTAAACCTAATAATAATCAAATTTATACTATTGAATTATTTAATAATTTAGATTTAAATACTAATGGTTATTTACAAGTGCTTAATAATGAAGGTAATGAAGTAGGACAATTTATTTATAGAATATATAATATAAGTGATTCAGGTAATATAAGTATATCTAATTTATTAAATACATACGATGTTTTAATTAATAATTCAAATATGTTAAAAGGTACGATATTGTATAAAAATCCATTATATATTATCACAAATAAATTAATTAAAACTTTTTTTTCTTTAACAATAGTTGATACATCTATAACTTTAACTGATATTAGTGGTGTTTTAATTCAAAATACTTATATACCGTATGAAATTTATAAATCAAATGGATTAAAAAATTATAGTTTATTTATTAAACAGAATAATCTTTTAAATATAGAAAATTTTAATTTTGAGATTACTGATAAAAATAAATTTTCAATTATAGGTAGATATGGAAAATTTAAATTAGAAAAGATATATCAAAATCAACAAATAGAACCTACTCCGGAATTAGTATTTAATCTTGAAAATAAAATAAGTTATGTTAAAGAAAATCAAATAGAAACTGTTAAATTTAATTCAGATATTTATAAAAATATTTTTGAAAATATTGATTTTTGTATCGGTGATCAAATAATAGAAAGATTAGATAAAACAACCTTTGAAATGCAATATCAATTTTTAAAAGACCCACAAAAAAAAATTCAAATAGAAAAAATTACAAAATTGTATGATTATGAAGGTAAAATGAGATTAGTCATACCATTAGAATTTTGGTTTAATAATCAAGCTAATATGTATTTACCATTAATATCATTACCTTATACAGATGTTTCTATTAAATTTAAATTAAATAAATTAAATGAAATTTTAGGTTCTAATTATACTATTATATCCGAACCAGATATTAATATTCAAGTTAATATTGATGGTATTATTTTAGATACATTTGAAAGAGATATGTTTGGTAATAATAAACATGAATATTTAATTGAAAGATTTATGCAATATCCAGATAATTTAATAGATAAAACTAGTTCGGTAATTAAAATGATATTTAAAAATCCAATAAAAGATATATATTATAAAACTGAAGTATTGGGTAGTTCTGATACGTGTTTTTATACAACAAAAATTGTTATGGATGATTGGCAAAAAGAATATAAAAATAAAAAAGCATTATATACTGATATTTATACAAATAATAATTCTAATTCTAAAGAATTTGAAATAATAAGAATAGCAATAAATGAAAATATATTAAAAAATTCAGAAAGATATATTTTATTTAATAAATCAAAAATATTAAAAAAGTATGATATGGAAATGACAATATATTTTGATGAAAAATATCAAAAAAATTTAAACTTAAAAACAAGAAAATATAATTTAGAATTATATTATACAAAAATTTATAATTATAAAGAAATAAAAACACCTATTCCAATAATAGAGTCAATGGTAATAAAAACAAATGGTAAAGATTTATTTAAAGAAATTAATCATACGTATTTTAATAAAATAATACCATATCAAAAATATTTAAATTCAGTTGATATAGGTTATCATGTTTATTCATTTTCTTTAAACCCTTTAGATAATCAACCAAGTGGTCATTTAAATTTTTCTTTATTTGATGATATTGTATTAAAATCTGAAAATAATTATCAAGTAGTAACTAAACCAGTTATCTTGAAAACTATTGTAAGAGAATATAACTTATTAAGAATAATGAGTGGTTTGTCTTCATTAGCTTGGATAGATTAGTAATATTATGCAAAATAACCCAAACCACCTAATCCATTAATTACTCTAAATAAATTTAATTGAATACCATACGAACGTAAAAAAATAGGATTTTGATAATTAACTACTTTATTTAAATTTATTTTAATAAATGCATCATCGATTTTACTAAAATTTAAAGTACCTGATGGTTGATACTCCATTGTATTAATTCCAAAAGAAAACATATGTATACCATCAGGAGGTGAAACAAATTTATTTTGATAAACTTGTATATATGTATAATACTCTGATTTATTTAATTCCATTCTATTAATAGAATTAAGTACTAAATGTTCATTTTCAATTATTTTATTAGATATTGAACCTATCGGATCTAATGTATAATTAAATAAATCATTAGAGTTATAATTTGATAATAATTGGGCTCTCCAAAAAATAATTTTAATTGGATTATAATATGGTATTTTATAAGAGATATTTGATGAATAAAATTTTTGCTCTTGTATATTTTGGACTACTGGAACTAAATATTCATGTTCATTATTAATAAAAATAAATCTTTCTGCATTATCTAAATAAATATAATTTACTAATAAATAAGAGTTTTGTATAGATGGTAAATTAAATCTAAAATAATCTTCATCTTTAATAATAATTTCAGAAGAAAGTATATTTTGTTGAAAATTAGTTTCATCTCCAGTAATAATATAATTTACATCATTGTGTTTAGAAGGAATTAAAAAATCGTCTTTAATTTTATCATAATATAATATTCCTTTTATTCCATCAAAATAAGTAAATTTTCCAATAATATTTTGATTACGAACTGTTTGTCTTATTATTTCACCTTTTTTAAATAATGTAAACGGTTCAACAGTTTTAACATAATGTGTTGGTGACTGAATATAACATTTATTAAAATCATTAAATTGTACATGAATTTTAATATCATTATGAATCATTGCAATTATTGGTAAAGCTAATCCAGAATCTTGACAAAACCAAAAATTTAAAGGTATATATAATTTATATGAATTTTTACCATTACTATAATTTGTGAGAATATCTACATTTCCTAACATTTTATTTAGTCCTTTTTTTAAACCCAAGTTAATTACTAATTCACTCCAAATATTAAGATAATCACCAAATTGTCTATCAATTAAAATTCCACCTATTTCTAAATCTACATAATTTAATAAAGCTAATCCTATTTTTTTAACCCAAGCAAAATTTTTAATTCCTGTAGGTAAGGTAGAATGATTTTCCTTAATTATATCAGGTAATTCAACATATAAATATATACCACCTAATAAATCTGCGGTTTTTGATAAATTAACGGTTACTCTTCTTCCAAAATCAGGGGTTGATTTAAAATATTGCGATACTGTTTCTATAGAAAAATTAGTATGTCTTTTATATGCTATTTTAAAAAAGGTTATTTCAGGTTCAGAAGATAAATAAATATTTTCTTTTCCTACTGAAACTAATAATAATAATCCTAAACCCATTATTATTAATTTAGATACTAATCTTTTAATTACTTTATAAATAAATAAAAATTAATTTATAATATTAATCAACTGTTTCTAATAAATGTTTAATATTTAGTAATGTTAATTCTTTCATTTCATCAGGTATTACTATCTTTTTATTTTCCAAGTTATATATAAAACCATTAATTCTATCAAGTAACATATTATATGTATTATCTATTATATAATATTTATTAATAAACATTTTTATTTTAGTTAAATCATTACTATTAATTTTTTTCCCACTATTATTTAATAATTCATCTAATTTAAATAATAGTTTTTTTAATGTGTTAATTGGATAATTAATATCATCACCACCTTTCATTAAATTATTCATTAAAATTTTATCTTTAATGGCTTGAAATGTCATAATAACACTATAACTAATATTTTTATTATATTTATTATTTAATGTGGATACAACAGTCGCAACACAATTTTTATCTAAACCTATTATTTTTGCTATTTTAATTGCATTATCATAATCCATACTTTTTAAATCTATACCATTTTTCCAGTTTAATTTAGACCATTCTTCTTCATATGTATTTGATGAATTAGTAATACATTCTAATAATAATATAATACATTTATTACCATTAACTTTATTTTGGTTCATATATTATTAATTATAAATTAATTTTAATTAAAAAATTAAATTATAATATAAAATTATTTAGGCAATTCCATAACCCAATGCAGGTACAAGACCATGAAATAATGATACAAGTGTACTAACTTTTTGTAAATTCTTATCTTGTTTTTCCTTTGATTTATCATATAATTCCTTTAACATTTGATATGCAATTGGCTGATTAGGAAGTGTACCATCTGTTAAATCAACTTTTTTTTCATGTATAGCACGAGTTAAACCAGTTATAACTTTGTCTATTTTGCTTATTACATGTTCACCAATTTGTAATTTATCAATATAACGATTAATTTTTGCTAAATCGCCTTCAGCAATTTGTTTATTATTAGCTTTTAATAATTCTTTTAAATAGTAAAGATTTTTTTTAACTATAATATAATTATTACTACCACCTTTCATAGTTAAATTCTTTTTTAAAGCATCTAAATTTATTATAAAATTATTATAATTATTCGTATTTCCACCTCCTGTTTGTTCTCCTGTTTGCCCTCCAGTATCACGAAGAGGAATAGCCCTTTTTTTTACTATAGATTCAGTATTTGGTGTGAAGGTTACTAAATCCACATAATTAATTTTTGCTTTAATAGCATTAAATATTATTATTAACTTGGGTGATATTTCAAGTTTTGTATTAGTTTCTTTAATTTTTTTTAATGCATTGGCAACAGTATCCTTTTCAAAGCCTAAAGTTCTAGCTATATTTAAAGCAACTGAGTATTCCATTGTTTTTAGATTAATATCCTTATCAAAATCAAGTTTATTGAATTCTGTTAAACATTTGTCTATATCTCCTGATAAACACTTTCTTATTATATCAATACACTGACTACCTTCTATTTGTTCACCATCTACTTCTCCACATACTCTTCTTTCATCTAAAATATCAGTTCCAAAGGATTTATCTTCTATACTATTTATTTGTGATATAAATTCTAATAATTTACGAGTATCATTCAAATCGTCAGGTTTCAAATTATCTATTAAAATTTGTAATTCAACATTAATTTCTGGTGAATTAGACATTCCTTTTATTGTTGAATTATCTAATTGAAAAGTCAATTTCTGGAATTTATCTTTAAATAAATTTATAAATTCAGTAATATGTTTAACTAATGTTTTCTTATCTTCTTGACTAAGACTTGTCGATTTAAATATATTTGAAGAAGTTGTTGTGTTACTATTAACAGATAACTGTTTTATTATTTCAGATAAAATGTTTAAGTTATCATCTATTATATTAAAAGATCTCGAATTTGTTTTTAAGAATTCATCTTTCTCTTCTTTAAAACTGGCTGTATTATAT